GAATTGCGCATAAGCGCTAGCGCGTAAGATTGAAGCACGGGGATCCCCATGTTTAGGATCAGTTCTGCTAGTCCCACTGTATTAACTAGCTTGCTCCGTGCTTTGAATGATTGTTCGAGATATTTGTTGCCCCCGATGGCCCCGCTCATTACTTTGGCGGGGTTGCGGACAAACTTGTATTCACCTGGTTGGTATTCAATGGGCCTACCTTGGCACCACTCCGTCCCTTCCATGGTTCTGGACACGTTATCAATGGTGATTTCGTGCCCGAACTCAAGAAACGCCGGACCGATAAGATCCAGCATTAACTGTAAATTTTCCTCTTCTATGAGGACGATTGCGTCGTCGCCGTCATCCAGCAAGTCCCAGGTAAGATTCCCCACTTTCTTGGCCATATAGTTCGTCATAAATGTACTTACCATACAGACCATGAGGAAGCAGTTCCCTAGGCCGGTGTTCATGTCCCCTGACATGCGTTTACCCTTGGCAACATACTTGTAACCCTTGCTGGTGGTCCCATAGTTGTTCAGCTGCCAACTCAGCAGCCTCGCAAACTCTGGGGAGGTGTTCGCGCGTGTGTAAAACGCGTGCTCTATCTCGAGCAGCTCTTTGGAGCAGTGCTGATCAAACCGCTTGGCATCGATGGACACCATGACGGGTTTACTGAAGGCACGCATCTTGCGACGGAGCAACGTGGCTCGACGACGACTACAAAGGCCTTTTCCAATGCACCGTGTTGGTGGCAAATACTTGCCATCCCCTACTAGGCGGTAAAGCGCATGCTCGATGGGTTTAAGGAATCTCCCTAGGGCCACACAGTATTCAGCTGACCTGAACTGGATGGCACGTGGGTCCGGATTCGGTTTGTCCGGGTTTATTTTCCCTTTCTCGAACTTGATAAAGCACTTCACCTTGGCCTTTGAACGTGGTACGCTGCCTGAGCTGAGTATATTCTCTGCTGCCCGGCTGTACCGTGCTAATTTGGCGCCGCTATACTGCTGGGGAAACTCTCTTATCCCCAACTCACGGTGTTTACCAAACTTGCGGCTCATTTTACGACCGGTGCGTCGTAAGGCCTCTAGCCCCGCCCTCGTGGGGGCGGGTACGTCCCCGAGAACTCTTTC